CATTGCTTCATATCACAAGCAAGAATCTTAACATGTGTTCCATCTAGGTGAATGTTTCGTACTATGTTCATGTCACCATAAACAGTATTAATAACACTCACACCAAGACCCAATACACTCTTCTTGCCAGATACGCCAAGGTCGGCATTATATCTTGACTGAACAGATGCTGCACGCCCATCAGCATTCATGTTTGATAGAGCATAACCACCAAGTTTATGTAACCAGTTATACACATCTGTAGACACAAAGAATACAGTAGCATTACCGTTGTTATAACGAGGGTCTAGATAGTTTGACAAGTCATCTAAGAAATCATCTTGAGATTTAGAAGTAGTCCATGAGAATGCATTTCCTTTACTTAAGATGAAGTCAACTGCACCTTGAGTATAGTTAATACCACCATTACTAGCTTGTGCGCCAAATAACAATGATTGTTCAATATCCCACTTATGCTCAATTAGCTTCTCTTTCCACACACGAGCCCACTCACTAGAATCATATTTTAGTGAAGTTGCACGAGCAGTGTTAGTCATTGCCATTGAAGTCTTCCAGATTTGAGTATATCCAAATCCAGTTGTAAATGGCTGGTCTTCCCAAGTTTCTGGATAACCAGAGCCTTCAGAATGAGCAGAACCTACAACATAACAACGAGCACGCTCTAATTGGTCATGAATATTAAATGCTGCATATTGAGCTGCAGTTAAGATATCCATAGCCTCTTCAGCACTTCCAGTTGCACCCCACCCAGCAAGTTCATTATTCCCTGTACTTGATAAGGGTCTAACAACTACAAGTCGTAAAAGAACTGCTAAAGCATCACTAGCATCATCTTTAACTTCTGCAACTCTACCAACAATATAATCTTCAACATCAAATGCTAGGGCAGCGCTATCAGCAGCATCGCCTGCAGCAAATGGAATTTTAACCAATTGATTAGGTAGAAAGAAAATTGGCTTTGTGCCAGCTCCACCTACAGTCATATCAGATTGGCCTTGAATATGTTGAACATTACCTGACGATTTAAAGTCAGTCTTCATTTGTACCCATAATTCATCCCCAGCTCCATCCAACATAGTAGTCGGAGTAACTGTTGCTTGAGATGAAGCAACGGCACCTTCAGTAGCACCCCAGCCAGTCACATATCCATATCGCTTATGATAAGAGCCTCTGCGTTCAGTAAATTTGAACGAAGGGTCATCAGTTGGTCTTTTACTCACCATGCTTACAAAACGGAAAAATGGGTCTTGAGATATTGCTAGCTCTGACACTTGATTCCCGAAAGCATATTTTCTCCGCAGGTCACCAGTGGGGGTATTTGTCGCCCCATCTGACGAAGGCGAAGCTACATCAGTGACAGTTAAGTCACTTAATTGAAATAAATCAGCCATGATTTATAACCTCTACTTTCTTATTTAGATTAATAGAACTAATCTCCAAAGATATTTAGTCCACCATCAACACTTTTTAATGCATCTAAAAGTTTATCACCTTCAGATTTATTTATATTGCCAGCATTGTTAGTACCACTATTACTTTGAGGAATGTTCCGAACATTCTTCATCTGCCTAAGAGTATCTTCCTTGGTATTGTTTGCTATATTTTGTTGGACCTTATCTCGGTTAACCAACCAATATGCATCATCCAAAGTCATTTTATACCCTTTGGCCTTATCCTGGAAATCCTTGAATTGCTCATTAGTGAGGTTATGCTTTCCTTTAAAGTCTTCCTCAGCCGCTTTCATTTTTTGGCCGATTTGTGCTTTCTGTACTCGCTGACGCTCACTCTTTACATGAGTCTGCATTCGTTTCTCTACTTGTTGATTGACCATGTGGCCCATCACTTTAGCAGAATCGGATTCAGGATTGGTAACAGCTTCATGGCCATCAAAGACAAAGTCTTCATCTAACTTAAGTTTACTTTGGACGGTCGCATCAGGTTTACCACCAGATTCGAGATAGTCCTTAATATACGGAATTAGATTAGGGTCTTTTTCCATGACCTTTAACAGAGGATTTAGAGGTTCAAGCTTTTTAAGCTTGGCTGCCATCGTCTGTGCTTCTCTAGTAGAATCGCTGTACCGCTTCTTCCAATCCGTATTATCGACTTGGGGTTGTTCTACTTGAGATTCCTTACTGTCACCAGACAAAGAGGGGCTCTTCTCAGAGGTTACCTGCTGTGTACCAGTAGGGGAAATTTCATCAACTATTGCTCCATTTACCTTATCTTCTAATTTGTCGAAGAATGAATCTGGAGAGCTTGCATTAGAATCATCGCCTTGCATGACGGATTCTATATCAAGGTTACCACCTTTTTCGTTCTTTGCCATAATTGGCTCCTTCCAATCTTCGTAACTTACGAAGGTTTATTGTTCTTAGTCAAATTGGCCATACTTTGCTTAAATTCCTGAGAGGCAGAAGTAGCTTCTATCTTAGCTTTATCTCTTAATGTCTGCTGCTGGCCTTCAGTTTTAATATAGCTCTTTTCAATTCGACCCTTAGTGTCATTTACTTTCTTATTAACTTCCATAGCACCCTGAAGTACTTTAGATTTAATTCCTGCTTGGATAAGTTGTCGTTCGAGTGTTTCAATAGCACCATCTTTATCAGACATACCTTCTTCTAATGATTCTATTTGTCCTTGAAGCTGGCTAATTATACTCTTACGCTGCATAATCTTATCCTTATTTCTAATATCAGTTTCAGCTAATACTGCTACATCATCTACAACACCTAATTGCATTAACTGTTTTAATTCCTCTAGATATGCCCATCTGTTTATTGGCATAGTAGAGCCTGAAACCATTCTTACATCAAATTTAGCTGTTTCGTATTCCATGAATTTACCTATGCCTATTCCCATATCATTATACATAGGTTGGTTTATCTCTACTTCCTTCATTTCATTATTAGGCTGTACGATTCTAAATACTTTATGAGCTGTATATACTGCTTGAGAGAACTGTGCGGTTACTTTGCCTACTTGACGAAGTGCAGGTTCAATGCAGTTATTTAACCAGTATTTAATTCTTCGAGTTCCATACTCATCCATAGCTAACATACCACGATATGTATCATGTTGCCCACCAGTATCTCCTTGCATTGAAGAATATATACCAGCTAGATATTCCATATCCTGTTTACCTTCATTTACAATACTAAAAAATGCATTATTCAAAGGTGCTGGCATTACAGGTGAGGGAGCTGCGGCACCAGGCCTTACTGGTAACAATGCTCCTGGAGCAGAAGAATACTTCTCCCAATAGTCCTTGTCTATAGCTCCCTCTTCATGCATCCATCTAAGTGATGAGCCTAAAGCCGCATTATGCACCATAAGCTGATGCGCTTTATTCATTTCTTGCTGCTTACCTACTAAAGGAGATACAGCTGAAATAGGATAAGGGGTGCCTGTCCATTTATAATGAAAAGGAATTAATGGATAATCTTTAACATGCGATGGTAAGAATATTTCAGAGATAGTCTTATCCCCAACAACAATAGTTTGTTTCAATCTATCGTCATAAAACTTAACGGCATCTACAATCATGGCAGAAAATGTAGCATCTTTCTCAAGAATCTTATATTCTTTTTCACTTATAACCTTATTCTCTACCTTAGATGCCTCAGTCTGCATTTGAGAAGTCCGCTCTTGATAGGCAGATTCTAGTTGTTTCTGCATTAATTTTTGTTCTTTTTCAAGCTCAAGCTGCATTCTTTCAGGGAGCATCTGCTCAGCCTCAACAGCCGCTTGCATCTCGGTTTGTTTTTCTAAAAATGCAACCTGCATCTCTTGTTGCATCTCTTGCATTGACACTTGAACCTGTTCTTGTATTGATGCTAATTCTTCTTCAGAAGGTGGGATTCGATAGAATACATTCATATAGGGAAGTTTTACCTTCTCATACACTTCAAAGTATTCCATTAAAGTATTGCCATCATTATCTTGAGCAATAGACCCTTTCATAGTAGTGCCTGCGGTAACTGTATTCCCAGCAGCATCAACACCAGCAAAAGAGCCTCCATCGAGACTTCCAGTCCCCCCAGAGATTATATCTTTATAAGAAAAATCTGATTGTGTATCATCATAAGCTTTTTCTGAATAGTTTCTATCATGGCCATGTCTAGCACTAGCGTTATTTATCTTTCTTGATGAATCAGGGAACTTTTGTTTTAGATGCGCTTTAGGTAAAATCTTGCGAACCATAATAAATGAAGCATCTCTAAATAGTATATCACGAGATTTCTCATCTACAAATATATCAAAAGGGTCTGGCTGCTCTATAACAACTTCGCCAAGTCCTCTATCTTTATCAGCATCTACTGTAAGTAATAACCACCCAATAGACTTTGTAATAGAATCATTTATAGCGTTAGATAGCAATGAAGAGCCATCACTTTCATACCATATATAGTCAGCTATATCAGAAAATACAGCGGCCACATCAATATCACTACCGTCAGTCCCTATAGCTTGCCATCTTGGATTATTGGCAGTAGCATAAAAATTTAACATCTCTACTACAGGAGTAATCCTGTTTATAGTAAAGGTAGGCATACCTTGTTCTTCTAATGCAGTCTTCTCTGCTTGAGATAACTGATTATCATTAGCGAAATCGGCACCCTTTTGGTTTATAAATTCCCATTGTTTACGATGTCCTGACTCTGCTCTTTCAAACAAGGACCATATTCTATCTGCTGTTTTGTCTTTTCGTGCCATAATTTCCTTAAGCTATAACCCAAGATTTAGGGACTGGTTTATGTTTATAGTATGTCCCCTCTTTATCCTTGTGTATGTTACTATCAGCATATGCATACTTACAGGCATAGGCTAACGCGTCAATAGTATCATCATGAGCCATTCGAGGACCAAATGTGGTTATCTCTCTATTTAAATCATAATGTTCTTTTTTTATATGTATCTGACCTACAGAGAACCTTTGAGCAAGTATAGATTGTATTCTGTCTCTCTTACTTTGTCTTGTCCCAGGCTTTTCCTCTCTATACTTAACGGTAAAATCATTTCTTCGTATCATTTCTGCTTGCAATGCTTGGAATACAGGTCTTGACATAGTAGTCTCTTCAATACAAAATAAACTTGGATGAGAAGATTCATTAATATCAAAGATATAGTCTACAATACCTTTAGTGTCAGACCCCTGAATCCCTAATACTGACAACCCTCTCTTGCGAACATAATCAATAACATATATCCTGTTAAATTCATCGACAGCAATAGTGATAAGAACTGAATAGTCACTGTCTCTTCTATTTATATCAGTAGCAGTATCAACTCCAGTGAATGTAGTAACAGGAAGTATCTCTCCCCCCTCCTTAATTATATAGCTAATCCCTTCATTATCATTATGAAAGAATGAACCTTCCCAGTATTTGATATGCTCTCTATTAAATACACTGTCAGCTTCAGACTGAACTTCCATCATATATTCTTGATAGAACTTATGAGGCGCTCCTGAATCTGCATAAAACTTTTTCTTTCGCTCCATTTCCTCTTTACCGAACCATGAGTCCCAAAGAATATTGCCTTTCTCGTCTATTGCCTTAAATAAGAGAACATCCCACGCAAAGTCATCCCCATCAACTCTTGCCTTATCAGAATTGGTGATGAGATTATTAATAAAACTATCAAAATGCACAGGTGTGCCATTAACACGAAGCCTGCCAGTATGAGGCTCAAGAGCAGGGAAGACCACTGCCGTAATAAGGTTGTTATTCTTTGCTCTTGCATCAGAGGTAATAGTATTATTTTCATCTTCAAAGTCATCCAGTACTACTAAGTCATATCGTTTATGGAGTTTAGCACCACCTCGAATACCTGAAATATTAGATTTAGAAATAAGTTTACAGCCATTTGCGAGTTCTATATCTGTCTCTGTCCATTTCTTGCCTTTCAGGTCTCCAAAGTAGTAGTTTATCTTTTCATTTATCTCAACATGAGACTTTATATAATCCATGTTTCCAGTAGCTAATTTTGCAGTGGCAGATATCCATCCATAAAAAAGAGGCTCATCAGTGTCAGAAAGCCCCCATTCCTTTGCACGAGTAGAGAAACAGAAGTCTCTAAGTATATCGGCCTTAGTTAAAACCGTCTTACCATGCCCTCTCGGCATGATTATACCTAACTGTCGAATATCTTTATCATTTATTTTATCGGCCACTGTATAGTGAAAGGGAGGCGTTTCTGACCTCATAAAATCATCAGGTAAAAACAACTTCCCAAACGCAATAAGGTCCTTATATGCAAGCCGAAGAGCCTCCTCTTCTTTGCCTACATTATGCATGTTAATATTTATATTCTTATTTACCATTTATTTAAAGGACAACTAGCTGCTTTGACTCTCACTTTTAATTTCATAAAACAGCCACACTGCTTACACCTATTCGCATTTGTAAGTTCGGGACATGTTTGGCAAATATCCCATCTAGTTTCAAACTCATCGCTAATTACCTTATCGCTTAGATACTTTGCGAACTCGTTTAGTCGGTTCATGAGACTCCCATACTGGGTGTTTCTTTTTTGAATAAGGTCATGTATGAGTAGCCTTATCTAGAGGCTTACTTATATCAATCGGTATTCTCAAAGACCCATCCTTGTTCTAATTTGGTCTAATTGCTTACGCATCATGTTCAATGCATCTGTATGCTCGTTCATAATTTGCCACAGATGACCAACTTTATCAGCCATGTCTTTAATTAAGGCAGGCTCTATTGTTTCTTTTTTTACCTGCGGCTTCGCTATAGGCTCCGCCTTCGGTGTGGGTGATTTAATTTCTGTCATTGTATAACTCCGATATGTCTATTTCTAACTCCTTCATCTCATCGATGGTAGGGGCATGTTCTGTTTCAGTGAATGCAGGTTCTGTCACCTGCTCAATTTCTTTAGCTTTTAAATGATTAGATACACCATACTGCATAAAGAGACCTCTATTATCTTCATAATACCGTAAAGCATCTGCAGTAGTGGTATCCATAGTTCCATGTACAGGAACTTGAGCTACTCCTATTATTGAAGCAATCTCATTAAAATTATTCTGTAATTGGGTTACATGTTCTGGGTTAGCCATATCAGCAGTACGCAACTGCTTCTCAAAAGATATAAGAAATGCTTTCTCATCATCAAGGGTATACTCACCAGGGCCCCCATATTGTATTTGTTGACCATCTAATCCATGGAATTTAGGCATGTTACTCCTTTAGTTTCGGATTTTCTGTGACAATTTCTGTCTGTTCAGGGAGGAATCCCTTAAATACTGCACCACCAATAGCAGTGATTTCTTTCTTATTCTCTTTCATTTCTAATACTTCAGATAGCTCTAATAGAGCCTTTAGCTTATCGCTGTCCTTATCACCTAGTGCAGCTATCTCTTTTATTCCTGATAATACAAACTCCTCATCAATCTGAAGTTTCTTTAATAGGGGCTTCAATTCTTCCTTCAATGCTGTCTTAATCCTTTCTGTCCGAACTAATATATTTGCTTGCATCTTAGCGTATGTCTTATCATCAGTTTCATAAGAACGCAAGTATGCGTCTACTTTATCCATCCCCATAGCTATAAACTGTGCAAACATTGCCTCTCTGGGAGTGATATTCTCTCTATCTTTTAATGTATCTACTGGAGAACGCTTACCAGAGACAGTATATATATTCTCTCTTCTGTCTGTATCTATAAGATAATCGTCTCTAACGATAAAAGTACCCGTGCAGGTACCTATATACTTTAATGACTTAATTATGTTCCGAGGTCTAGCTAGCTGGCCTGACCTTAGTATCTGTATCACGCCACCATCATCTGCTAGAATCCAATCTCCTATATCACCTAGTCTCCAGTCATGGAGATAAGTTATATCAGCAGGTACTTCATCTACAGAATCATATACCTTATGGGATATACCCTTTACAGTGTATTCTCTCATGCTTCGCCTACTTCTCCAGTTTGTAACATGTCGAGCAATTCTTCAGCTGAAAAATAACCCTCCTCATACTCTATCACAAAGTCTTCGTCTGTATATTCTTCTTCCTCAGTCATCTCTTCCTGAATATACTCAATCTCTTCAGTATCTTCATTATAAGCTATAGTCAGAGTATATATCTTCATTTACCCTCCCTATCTAAGGCAACTAAGGAGCCCTTAGGCTCCGTTGACTATTATTGTATTGAAAAATGCACAAACTATATACCACATAATTTACATACTTTATTATTAACATGCAAGTATTTCTAAATGCAATAAAAACAGGCACTTAGCTAAATTACCAACCAAAGTAATAAACTCGATTGCAATTCCAAACACCACTATTCCCTGCTAGTTGGTTTAACGATATCATCTGGAGTCTCCGATTCTTCCTTAGCTTTCGCTTCTCTAAGTTGTTGTTTTTCTTGAAGATAGACCTTAAACTCTTCCTTCTTATCCAAGAAATCTAATAGGTCACTCACTACTTCCGATATCATCGTTATTTGGTGCATCTGCTGGTTCATCATCATATGCAAGCCATTTATCGCTTGGAAGTGGTCTTTGTTCGTTGGGTTCTTTCTCTTCATGCTTAACTCCTATATGTGTGTGTATAACGCTGCAATATCTAGGGCAGCTATAGTATTTAGGTTGTCTTTCTTCCATATTATTTAACAATCCAAATAACAAGCCCATCAATAGGCCCAAAATTAAGTCATCTGTATTCATTTTTCCAACTACTTCTAGTAAACACCCATACTCCGATGTTTAACGCTCCTATACTAAATAGAAAGATACTACCTTCTGCTGTATAGTAATATATGTACA